CTTACGTGCGTCAGCCATTGCTGTACCCACGTGGTCTCCTAAGTTTGAAGGAGATGTCTCACCTGTAGTTCCGCCATAAGCTACACCATGCTTAGCTAGGAATGGGATGTTCATTGATTTGTAGATCTTGATGCCTGCAATTTCAATGATACCATTACCTGACTGTAATGCTGTACCTTGTACGTCTCTATTGATAAGACCGTTTGAACCGATGTCTTGGATCAAACTGTAGTATTGACGAGGGTTTAGAACCGCTACTCTTCCAGAGGAGCTGACTCCTTTTTCGTCAAGTGCTGCTGCTGCATCGTAGAAAGCATTAACTAAGTTGCCTGCGTTGTAAGCATCAGAATCATTAGTTGTTGAACCAACTCTGATCTGTGTTCCACCGGGCTCCTTGAAGTTAGTCTTTGCTACAGGTGAAGCCTGTCTAGCACCTTTAGCAATAGCTCTGAAGATGAGTCTATCATACTTCTCTGCTAATGCGTATCCAATCTTCTTGGAAATTTCACCACGTAATTCGTAGTGAGCAAGTGTCTCGTCAAGTTCATAGACGAATGCACTTGAGATAAGAAGGTCATCACATGTGATTGTCTTCTCTGCTACTGGAGGTGCGCCGTCACTGTTACCTAAGATACTGTTTCCGGGAGTATGGAACTCAGCAGTTGTGCGTCCAGTATAAATGAACTGCAAACTCTTTCCGTTCTTAAGTGTTCTCTTCATTACCATGTCACGAGCAATAGACTCATGTTGGAATCCTTTGAACATTTCTCCACTGAACAATTTAAGGTAGAGTGCTCTAGCGTCACCAGCCGAATTAAGCTGACCCTGACGTGTAAGTGAGGTAGGGTTAGCTGATGACTGTTGTGCCATTTTATCTTAAAAGTTAAGGGTATTATGTATCGTCTTCTAGCCTAGAATGTTGTCAGTCTTAATTGGTCTAACGTGAGACTGGCACGTTTTGTGGTCTTTTCCCACCGTCGACGGGTAAAAGGTATCCTCCTCAGAGGGCTTTTCCCAAATTGAATAGGGAGGTAACGCTCCTCCCCTAAGGTCTACTTGACTATTCTTGTGTAAGCAACGCCACGATATACGAAAGTAACTTTCATTGCTATCTCCATATACCACAACCCCGTTCCATGCTGTGGTTTCATGCGTCCCCAAAGGGATGAACGGACGTTACCATGCTGCCGTAAGAACACTCTTACGTTCTGGTAATAAATGTATAAAATGTTTTCCAACGTCTTCTGCACCAAAGTGTGCATCAAATGCCATAGATATTCTTAGCTTATCATATGGATTAGGGTCTACCCAGTGAACAGTTGTTGCTGGAAAATATACTAATGTACCATATTCATTCTCTTGCTTTCCAGAACTAAAACAAGTTCCTATATCTTTTGGTCCATCTAAAAATAAGTTACCAGATACCATGTTTTTATTTCCATGGTGATGTGGACCTATGTATTCACCCTTTCTAAAAGTGTTTGCCCATAAAGATATATAGCTTTCACCTACAAGAGAAAGAAATTTTGGTCCTAGTATTTCACTAACTACAGGGTCAGATAAAAAATTAAAAACTGTCCATCTACCAGTTAAAGAGTCTTTACCTGTACTTCCATAAACATCAGGTCCTAGTTTTTTAATTCTTTCTTCGTTGTTAATTATGTAGTCAACTAAAGTTTTTCTTTCTTCTTCGTTAATCCAATTTTTAATTGTTTGTATCATCTACCTCTTCAATAGTATTTAAAAAACATACATTGAATCCCATAGATATTCTTAAACCATCGTGATGCTTCTTTGCTCGTGGTACATAGTGTGGAGTACAAGGTGGGAAAAGAATTAAACTTCCTTCTTGTATCTGTGCAGAAAAATCAGGAGCGTTAGTTGTATCGCCTGCTAAAAATTTAGAATGTAATCCTTTATATTGTAGCAAGTTACCATAGATATTATTATTATTTATAAATACAACAGGTTCATCTTTTTCCTTATCAAATTGAATATAATATATTCCACTTAATACTTCATTACCTGACATGTGCTGGTGAGTTGACTGATACATATTACATGTATGTATATTGTACCAAGCCTTAATTTCATATTTAAAAGGTTTACATCCAATGTAAGAAAAATAAGATTCTACTGCAAGTTGTAATTCAGTCTGAAGCACATCAAGCCCTTCATTATTTGCTATCTTTTGACAGGTATAAGAATGCACTGTCCAAGGTGCATAGGTATTTGGATTAGATTTAAAGTGTGATGTTACTTTTGGAACAATAATTTCTTTAAATTTTTTATGGTTTGTTATCTGATCTACTACGATGTTCGTCGAGAACAGAGGGAATAATTGTGCCATGTTTGGATGGACTCCAGTGTCGGGTGACACCAGAGATTATAAATAAATTAGTTATTAGAGTTATCAGAGTCAGAAACTTCTTTGTCAGTTTCTTTCTCTTCTTCCTTTTGAGGTGCATAGTAGGTGATGCTTGCTCTCATTACACTTGACTGATGTGTCATCTTTTCTTTGCAGTTCTAGCTGCACGTTTAAAGTTAGCTTTAGTAGGAGCACCTTTAGCTCCGGGCTTTCTCATTTTCTCACCAGAGCCAGCAGCAATGCGCTTTCTCTTAGCATGAATGTTTGCATATAATCCGGGTTTAGCCATTATCTGTACCCCTTCTTACCGCCTTTGCCACCTTTGCAGGAGCCTTTACCTTTGTGTGCCATGTTAACATTTCCATTTACGAAGGGCAAGAGCCTTACGTGTAGGCTTGCCGTTTGGTTTTTTCATTGGTCCCTTGACTCCGCTCATCCGAGCACAGAAGGAACGTTTGCGAGGTCCACCCTCAGGCTGTGGAGCCTTCAGGTTGGAACCAGTCGCTGCGTTATATTTTTTTCTGCCAGCAGCCGTAAGCCCACCGGTACGCGATTTATGTTTGCCTATCTTTAGGCTTACGTTCTTTGACATTATCCTATAGTTGGTGCTGATAGAGCCACTTGTGTAGCCTCTGTTGAAGCTAAGTCAAGTGGGAAGTTGTGAGCATTACGCTCGTGCATCACTTCCATACCTAGACTCTGTCTGTTAAGAACATCAGCCCAAGTAGGAATGACTTTACCATTAGCGTCTACTACTGACTGGTTAAAGTTAAAACCATTGAGGTTAAAAGCCATAGTAGATATACCCATGGAGGTAAGCCATATGCCAATAACCGGGAAAGCACCCAGAAAGAAGTGTAGCGCACGGCTATTGTTGAATGAAGCATATTGAAATATTAGTCTACCAAAGTAACCGTGTGCAGCTACGATGTTATAAGTCTCGCCTTCCTGACCAAACTTATACCCGTAGTTCTGTGATTCAGTTTCCGTGGTCTCCCGAATGATTG